CGTTCAGTCGTCATTCAGACCAAAGCCTGTGACCTAGGCAAAAAATGGCCTGTCTACCGGCAAAAAGTGCCGACCGGCTGTATCTTGGGCTGTATTTCCTGCTGTATTATTGATAATACAGGCAGAAAATACCGATGGCATACAGTCACAAGCAAATCGCCGAACGCTACGGCGTTTCTCGCGGAGCCGTTCAGGGATGGGAGAAACGTGGCCTGAATCGGGCGTGGACTTGGGAGAAAATCGAGGAATGGCGCGCAGTTCATTCCGCAGGCCGCGTGGTGATTCCGCCGACTAAACAGGCAACGCCAGAGCCAAAGGCCGCGGTGCCCGCGGTGCCCGCGGAAAAGCCGTCCGCGGAGTCCGTCATCTTGCAAGCCGCGGGCTTTCAGGAAACCCGGACCGCCAAGTTAAGGAAAGAGATCGAGCGACTCGACCTCATCATTAAGCGCGAGAAAGGCGAACTGGTCCTCGCCGACGAGATGCGCGAAACCGCGACTCGCGTGGTGGCTATCTGGTGCTCGGAACTGGATGCGCTGGTGGGCGACTTGCCTGGGCAGTTGGCTGGGTTGACCGAGGCCGAAATCCAGCCGAAGCTCCGAAGCCGAATCGAGCTTCTCAAAAGCAACGCTCGGGAAGGGTTCGCGAGTCTATGAATCCGATTGCTGACGGCTCATGTTTGGGAGTCCGGCTGGCCTACACCGGCAACCCGCTGAACTGGATGGAGCAAAACGTGCGCTTTCCGCACTCGAGCCGCTCCACTCATTTCGACCGCAGCACTGCGCCTTGGTGGAACGCGGTGTTTGCCGATTTCGCGGACCCTACTTGTCGCCAAACTTTCGTCCAGGCTTGCACTGGCGCGGGTAAGAGCACCGCACTGGAGGCGTTGGTGTGCTGGGCGGTGGCTCAACAGCCTGGGCCGATGTTGAGCATCACCCAGACTGACGCGACCTCGGCAGAATGGATGGAAACGCGGCTCAAACCCGTGCTGTCCGCCTGCGAACCGCTGCGGGGACTGATGCCGAGCAACCGGCACCATGTCAAAAAGGACGGCATTTACTTTCCCCATATGCCGCTGATGTTGGGCGGCGCGAACACGTCGAACGCGCAGGAAAAGTCCGTGCAGGTTCTATTTCTTGACGAATGCTGGCAGTACAGCGACCTCATTACACAGTTTAAGAAGCGCCTTCACGACCGTTGGAACGGCTACGCTCTGTTGACTTCCCAGAGCTTTGAGGAACCGCACCAACTGACGGAGGAATGGAGGTCCGGCGAGGAGTTTCAGTGGTGCCATCGGTGCCCGGGTTGCGAGGAATGGGTGAAACCGGCGTGGGTCGACATCAAGTACGACGAGTGCAAAAATGAGAATGGCGAATGGAACTGGGGCGCTCTGGTGAAAACGGTGCGGCATGAGTGTCCGCACTGCAACCATGTTACACCAGACACGACGGCAGCCCGGCGGGCACTGACTCAACGCAGCGAGTGGCGCAGCGAGGGAAATGACCATGTGGAGGGTTACCGCTCCCGCCGCGTGTCGGCACAGTCCGTCTATTGGATCAGGTGGGCTGATTTGGTGATTCAATGGTGCCAGGCTACCGATGCGCGGCACCTCGGCGTTTTGCAGCCGACAAAAGATTTCCGAATGCAACGGTTGGCCGAACCGTGGAAGCAAGAGGAGGAGTTGCCCGCGCTCGAACTGGAGGCGTCGGAGTATTGGGTGAATGAGTGGCAGGACGGGCGACCGATGCCAGACGAAGCCGCGAGGATAATGACCGTTGACTGCCAGCAGGATCATTACTGGGGCATCGTGCGGGTGTGGCTCAAAAACGGGCACTCGCGGCTCCTTTGGGCTGGAAAAATCCTGACCGTGGACCAGCTCCGCGAGATTCAGACGCGGCTAAAGGTGCCTGACAAACGCACGCTGCTCGACGCAGGTAATTCGTTTCACGGGCGCGTTTATGACACCTGCGCCCGTTACGGGTGGACGGCTTTGATTGGGCGCGCCGAGGATCATTTCACGGTTAAAGGGCCTGACGGCAAACCGATCAGACGTTATTACTCCGCGCCTGATCGCGTGGTGGCTCCGACGACTCGGGATGCCTTGGGCAAACGCATTTTTGTCACGTTCTTCTATTGGTCGTCGGACCCTATCAAAGACATCCTGGCGAACCTTCGCAACACGGGCTCGCCGGTGTGGGAATTTCCCCAAGATGCTCCGCCCGAATACATCAAACATCTCAACTCCGAACGCAAACGCGCGACGGTGGACAAACGGACCAAAAAAACCCGGCTGCGCTGGACCGCAACGACACGGGCAAACCATATGTGGGACGCAGAAGCCATGAACGTGCTCGCCGCGCAGATCCTCGGCATCCTGCCGGATATGGTTTCCGCAGCACCTGAGGTTGACGAGCCGACCGCCACAGAGTAACGTGGCGGCTCAACCATCAACATCAAGACGGATGTGCGAATGGTGGAACCCGGAAGGAACCCGTCCCTGAGTGGGGGCGGGTTTTTCCTTGTCCTGATGCCGTTAGATAGATGGCTCCCGATCAAAAGCTCCTCCTACAAGTTTTCCTAACTCGGGATGTTGCCGAACTTCGTGCCATCGTGGCGCAAAAATTCGACCTTGTCGCCGCTGGCAAAAGCTCGCTGGTTTCCAGTTCCATCGACGGAGCCTCGTTCCAGTTCAACGTGAACGGCACGCTCTCGCCACTTGACGTTATGATGCTGGCGCAGATGGCGTTAAACTACAAAGCCGCAGGCATTTCCGCGCCGGTTCGACGCACTCAGGCGTACTTCCTATGAGCCTTTTTGACCGCATCAAAAAACTGGCCGGGTTTGGCGCGCCAAAGGTTGGCGCAAACAACGGCGGTGCCTATCGTCGCCAGCGACTTGTGGAGGGCGGCGTATGGGCCGAACCGTGGTGGAGAAACCATACGCAGAGCATCTCCAAAGAGTTGACGGTTGGCGAATGGCGCACCGTCAACTCGGCGGCGAGGAAGCTGTACTGGAACAACGGCATGGTGAATGCCGCGATTGACCAGAAATCCATGCTCAGCGTTGGGATGGCAATGCGGCCTATTTTCGTGGGTGCCGATAAGGAGTGGGGCAAGCAAGCCGAAGCGATGCTTCTGGACTGGTTTCAGATTGCGTACCTCGACGGCAAAACTTGGTGGGAAGGGCTCCGGCTGGAGTCCACCGCGATTGACCGCGAAGGCGACCTTCTGACGATCCTGACCACAGCGGCGAGCGGTTATCCGCAGTTGCAGCAAGTGCCCTGGCATCAAATCGGATCGCGTGGTGACGACGGCATTTTGACCGAAGGCCGGTATCGTGGCCTGCGAATTTACAACGGCGTAATTCTTTCGCGCACCAACAGGGCCGTGGCCTACCGTGTTCTGGGTGAGGACCAAAGCGGGGCCGAGGATCGGGATATCCCGGTTCAGAGTTGTATGCTCACAATGGACCCGCGAGAAGTGGACCAGGTGCGCGGCATTTCGGCCTTTGCTCCCGCGATCCGGGATCTGATTTCCCTTAAAGACCTCGGGGACGACATCCAAAGCGCCTCCCGCATGGCTGCGAAAATCGGATTGCTGGTGACCAATCAACAGGGCATGGCGGACGCTTCCGACGCCTACAACGCGCTGACCGAAACCATGCCTGGCAACTGCTCGCCGGGGTTGCGGTTTACCCCGATGCAGGGTGGGCGCATCGAATATTTGACCGCCAACGCTGGCGAGTCTATCGACCAGATTGACGCGAAGATACCGACCGAGGCGCAGGACCGGCTTCAGGAGCGACTCATCCGCAACGCTCTGCTCGCGGCTCAATGGCCGCCGGAGTTTGGCTGGGACATGTCGAAATTAGGCGGAGCTTCTGCCAGAATCGTGTTGGAACAGGTCAACCGCATCACCTCCGAGCGGCACGCTTACCTCGCGGCATTTTGTAAGCGCCGGTGCGCGTTCGCCGTCGCGAAATTCGTGGAGATGGGGATGCTGCCAGAGTATCGGGGAACTGATCGTGACCGTGGCGGCGCGTACCAGTTCCGGTTCACCGAACCCGCCCGCCTGACAGCCGATTCCGGCTACGCATCCCGCGACGCAATTGAGGCTTACCGTGCCGGGATGCGCAGCATGACCGACATTCTCGCCAGTGGCTCCAAGACTCTCGAAGAGCACCTCGACGAGGTGGAGCGCGAGGAACTTGAAATCAAAAAACGTGTCGAACGCTCAGGACTGACTCGCGATGTGTTCGGCTTGCTCACACCCAACGGGAATCCCGTTGCATCCGTACCGACCGAATGAAATTCCAGCGCGTAATCGAGCAAGTCTTCTACCGTCCTTGGCTCATCACTCCCGGCGGCTACGCTGCGGTGCGCAAACTGGTTGAAGCGCGCCTAGTGCGAGCTAATGGAGAGGACTACGAGGGCATGGCAGGCATGATGTCCCAACGCGAACCGATGGAGATCGACGGCCAGGGCATCGCTCACATTTGCATCGAGGGCACTCTCGCCAAAGGGATCAGCGCAATCGAGGCGTGCTGCGGTGTGTGGGATTACGAGTGGGTTGCCGAGGATCTCGAGTCCGCAATGGAGGCCAACGTGCGCGGCGTTTTGTTAGAGATCAACTCGCCGGGGGGCAGTTGCTCGGGGTGCTCTGAGATCACGGATCTGATCCAATTTTTGAAAGTCCCGATTGTGGCTTACTCCGACGACACAGCGTGTTCCGCTGCGTACAACATCGCCGTGAGCTGCGACAAGGTGTTTGGCTCCGTGGGCTCAACCTGGGGCTCCATCGGAACGATCATCCCGTGGACCGATCAGTCGGGAATGTACGAGGAGGAAGGGCTCAAGTGGGATCCGATCACTTCGGGACCGCTTAAAGGTGCAGGCATGGGTCCGTCCCTCACGCCAGCGCAGCGCGCCAGTTTGCAGCAGCTGGTGGACGACAGCTTCGCGCAGTTTCGCGACAACGTGCTGCGGAACCGGCTGGTGGCTGACGAGTACATGACGGGGGCCGCGTATTTGGCACCTCGCGCGAAAGCTGCAAATTTGATTGACGGGATCGGAAATCAGGAGCTTGCGTATTTGGCGCTTCTTGGTATGGTGGGCGCGTAGTTGTCATTCGTTTTTGGGGTTTACCCCTCCCGGTGTTGTTCCCGGGAGGGGTTTTTCTTGTCCCGGTGGTTAGTGGTATATGGAGTCCCCATCGACCCTCACCGACGCGCTCACTGCGTTGTCTGCCGCCCAGGCCGACCTCGCCGCGCTTAACGCGCTGACCGCCGAGCACTCGGCAGTTGTCGCCAACTTTGAAGCACTGAAGGCCCGCAGCGCCGAACTGTCCGCTGCGCTGGACCTTGCCAATGCCAACAACCGCGATCTCGCTGCGGCACTGGACGCTGTAAAAGCCTCCGAGGCTGACGCGGCTGCGAAGGCGAACGCCATTGTGGCGAATCTGGGCGTGGCTCCCGTGGCTATCGTTCCCGAAGAAATTTCCGCGCCAAAGAGCAAAGAACAGCTCTGGGCGCAATACATGACTCTTGGTTTCAGCGAGCGCAATGAGTTTTACGCCGCGAACAAGAAAGCAATGCAGCTCTAACCCTCACACACTAAATCACTATGGCCCTCAATGGCGTTTTTCTCGCTCAGATTGCTCAGCAGTCTCTCCCGTTCCTCACTAATGCTTTCGCTCCTCTGCGTGGCATCACTACCGACTTCTCCACGGACGTTGCGTCCGCTGGCAGTTCGGTGACGACCCGGTTTGCTACGGTTCCGTCCGTGGTGGACATCACTTCCGAAGGCTACGCTCCCGTGGCCGGTGACACGACTGCTCGCACGATTTCTCTGGATCAGCATCGCGGCGTGACGCTCGGATTTACTGACATCGAAGTGCTCCAAAGCTCCATCAATTTCCAGAACCTGTTTCTGGCTCCCATGCTTCAGGCGTTGGGCGCAGATATGTTTGGACAGCTTTGGAATCTGGTGACCGCTGCCAACTTTGCGCAGACTCCGCTTTCCTCCAGCGCCGCAAACTTTGACCGGCAGGACGTGATCGACCTCGGCGTGACGCTCACGCAGACGCTCAAGGCTCCGAAGATGGGCCGCAGCGTTATTATGAACCCCGCTTACTACGGTGCGATCTCCAAGACGTTCATCAGCGCGGAAATTCCCGGCATCACGCCGTTCAAGGCTGAAGGCTTGGTGCCTCGCGTATCCGGGTTCGATATTTACGAGTCCGATCTCTGCGACGCCAACGGCGAACTGCTTGCCGGTTTCGCTATGCACTCCAGCGCGCTCATCATGGCCGCCCGTCGCGTGAATCCCGAAGCCGCTCTGGCTGACTCCATTGAGATCGCCGAAGTCATCGTTCCCGACCTCGGGCTGCCGCTCACGTTCCGCAAGTATTACAACCGCGAGTTGGGTCAGACCTGCATCAACGTCTCCTGCATTTGGGGCGTTGCAAAGGGCACCGGCATGGGCGTCCGCATCGTCACTCCCTCCTCCTAGTCAAACTCCAACCTGCAAAGGCTCCGCTCTTAACGGGGCGGAGCCTTTGCTTCATCCGAATATCACATGAAAATCTCTTTGGTAATCGAAGACACCGGCGCAGGCCCGCAGGTCATCTACACGTCACCCGAACCGGCAGACGCTCGGGCGTTTTTCAAAGCGCA